ACTAGTAATTGCTAACAATATTTCTTCTAATACAACTGCTATTAGCGATGAGGCTACAAGGGCAACCAATGCAGAACTAGTAATTGCTAACAATATTGCTTCTAATACAACTGCGATTAGTAGTAAAGCGGATTCAGATTCTCCCACTTTTACTGGTAATATAACTATTCCAGATAAATCCATTAATATTACTGCTTTAAAAAATAACAATAATTTAGCTGAAACCACATATAAAACCTTTGTAATTACAGCATCAAGTGAAAAATACTATATAGATGGTGTTTTACAAGATACGATAATTCTATACCGTGGATTAAAGTATGGTTTGAACGTAAATGATAGTTCTACTGATTCGCATCCTTTTTATATTCAAACTACAGATAATGGTGGTAGCTACAATGCGGCTAATGTATATAATGCTGGAGTTACTAACAATGGTGCTACTACAGGAATTATTGAATTTATAGTTCCGGATAACGCACCAGATACATTGTATTATAGATGTAGCGCTCATGAGAATATGGGAGGAATAATTAATATTCAAAATTATTTAAATATCAGTGATAATTTGATTTTAAGTAAGGATTTGCAAATTACTGGGAGTATTTTAGGTGCTTCATATCCAGATGCTTCTATTCCGAGTAGTGCTATTGATAATCCTATAGGAGCACAAGGAGCAACCGGAGCACAAGGCGCCACTGGTGCACAAGGCGTAACTGGTGCTCAAGGCGTCACTGGAGCACAAGGAAATCAGGGAGCACAAGGCGCCACTGGTGCACAAGGTGCCACTGGATCACAAGGTGCCACTGGATCACAAGGTGCCACTGGAGCACAAGGTGCCACTGGAGCACAAGGTGCCACTGGAGCACAAGGCGTAACTGGTGCACAAGGCGCCACTGGTGCACAAGGTGCTACCGGGGTTCTTGTCAACAATGTTGATTTTGAGCTGGACGCAAATCTACATGTTACTGGTAATATTACATCTGATGTGTTTCAAACATCTACTAATATTACATCTGATACCATTACTGGAAGTGTTACAGTTGATGCGAATTTAACGAATGTGATAACTGGATCTACGTGGAATCATTCAATGTTTGATGTAACCACTACTTCAAGTCCTGTATATAATGCTACGTCCTCCAGTCAGTACTATCCTGTGCGTGTAGCATATAGTCATGATGGTTCCATAATGTGTATAAGTGATAAATCAAAGACAGCAACAAGTGAAGCGAGCAATTATTACAATAATAAATTAAGATTAAGGCTTTATCAATATAGTCCTGGTGTAACATATGATTATGATAGTGTTTCGTATCCAGCATATATTAATGACTGGGTACAGTTAGGTAGTGTTTTGGAATATGATCCTTCCGCTGGCGATACAATTGGTGGTGGTATTGCTAATAATTATATAGGCTACCACAGTATTGCTATCCGAAAAATATGCGGTACCGATTGTAGTATGATTAACTTTACGGATGATGATACAATAATAGTAGCAATAAACGCGCAATATAACGCTTATATAGTAACTTATACAAAAACCAATGGATGGGGAACACCAACATCAGCTGAACCTATTGGTAGTACCACAATATACGGATGTTATGGAGTTGCTTTAAACCAGACTGGTAGCAAAACGTTTCTTGCTATTACTTGTCAAGGTACCCGTATACAATATACATCATATGCAGGTTTATCTCTTTATATATATGATATGAATAACAATACGTTAAGTTTTGTTACATCTAAGATTGAAGGTAATTGGCTAAGTTCGTCTTCAAGCTATTATGAAATGGTACCCAGAATCCAAATGCATTATTTTGAAGGAGTTCTAAATATAGTCTGTTCTTTTCCTACTAGTATAATGTATACACATGTATTCAGAGTAACAGCTACAAATGATATTATGATATCTACTATGGATAGTGTAATGACTATCAGATACAGCTTACAACTTAGTAGTTACTACCCTCATGGGTGTATTTTGTCAGTTGACGGTAACAAACTAATTGTTACTTATAACTCAAGCAATTCAAGTACTTCTAAATTATACCTCCATGAATATAAAAATGATGCATGGACGTCCGCACCCACGAATATTGTATGGCCCAATCAACGATTGGGATTAGGCGCGAATGATGATTTCAGTATAATAGCAGCAACGGACGCAGCTGGTAATATAGTAGTATATAAGTATGTTAATCTGGACGCATTAACAACAAGACCACCATGGCTTAAAGGTATAATATTAAGTAGTGGATATTATCAAATGGGTGATGTATTATTATCTGCGGCAAATTTTAGTGGATACAATGCAGCAGGTGGATTGATTAAAATAGTAAATGATAATTACATTTTTTACACAAATATTGTATGGGGTGTGGGCGCAAATACTCAGTGTAGAATAAAAACTGGATCTGCTTACATAGAATCTGAATCGGGACCGGTTACCATGGACGCAGCTTATACATATACAGTAAATACAATTAATCGTCAATTAACTTTAGAAAGCAATAATACATCCCTGAAAATTAATCAAGATGCAAGTTTTAACACAAAGGTTAATATAAATGATTTAACTGTTAATTCAATTAACGCAACAAATCTAACAATAGACAATTATATAAATTTTGGAACCTATAACATAACTTCATCTGAAACTAATACTATTAAAAAGAATTATTATATACCCGATAATGTACTTACTGGCACAAATTGGAACAAATTTGGAACGGTTTACGCATCGTACGCATACGACGTTGTTTATGTGTCTTCAATGACAAGAGATGGTGGATTTATAGTAGTAAGTAGTGATTATAATAGTAGTAGTTCTACTTACGCCCTTCGTGCATATCCCAATCCAGGTTTTGGTGTTACTGGTAATGCGTCATGTCAAGTGTTTCGGTATAATAGTGAATACAATTCTTCTGATTCAGATATACAAGATCCGTTAAGTAATCTATATCATTCTCCAAATTGGGTTTCGGTAGGATCACCAGTATATCTATCGTCTGATGATGTAACGACTATATATAATACATCAAACAATTTACTTTTTTTTAATACCGTTCCATCGAATTATGTACGTCAAGCTCAAATATATAAAATATGTGGGTCCGGAACTGATTGTAGTATGGGAGATATTAAATCCGATGATGAATTAATACTCGTAACCACATGTCAGAATCAGTCTGGAGCATATTTCATATATAAATATAATCTTAACAGTAATAAATGGGACATACAATATGGAACCGGTAAGGAAACCAGTGGTGGGTTATCAATTGTACATCGAATAATGTTTATTGAAAATGGTAACCTTCTAATAGTAGGTGGAAATAATTCTAACAACTTAGTTATTCAAATAATGATATACGATAGATTAAACTGGACACCATTATTTTCGAATTGGTATAACCCATTGACTACATTTGAATCGTATACTAATAACTACCCAAAGGTTATTGTAAAAGCAGTAAATGATGTATATTATATTTTAGTAGCAATCAACGCAAGAATAGAAATAAGGACATATGATTCAACTACCCAAACTACAACCTATATAGGTAACTTACGGCATCCATCCGTAAGTACTGATAATCTATATTATGATCCAAGTGTGGATACCACATACACAAGCTTCTTTGGACAAACAATAACAGCGAATATTGATTGTACAAGAATATTTATTGCTTCAAGCCTTCCAACCAGTTCTTTAAAATCACTTGTCCTTGTATATAAACGGGTGGGCACTGTATTTACAATTCATAGTATAATACCTGAAGACCCATCGTACGCTATTGCAAATTATTCATCTGGCACACTTATAACTCAGAGTTTTGCATGTAATGATGTCGGCACTATCTTAGGAATAAGCACAGGTACTGGAACCCCTGTTTACCATTATATTTCTCCATCCATGATTTCAGATTTGAGTATGTATCCAAACACAACCAGTGCGAGTCCAGCTGGATGGTATAAGATAGCAACTCCAATAACTAAAACAGCAACCAATAGTAATGGACCAATATTGATGAATTCTGTCGGAAATATTGTCTTATCACCAGCTTATGGTGGTGGCGTTAATAAACCTGAAATGTATCAAATAGATACTGCTGGAGGAACCTCCGTATTTGAAACGTCTACTACTAGTACTACTACAATAGTACAACCTTACGTTAATTTTACAAATAATACTATAGATACAGTTTTTACGGGCGATGTTAGTTATAATTCAAACATAGATGTTGAAGGAAATATGAGAATCAAAGGAGATTTTACAGTGGTCGGGTCTGAGTCAAATGAGAACATTATGCTAACTACAATAAATAATTATGAAGTTCTGGTTACCCAAGACATTTCTCTGAATGGTAGCATGAATGTATCTGGGGATGTTTCCATGAATGGAAGAGTAGATATAGTAGGTACACTTAATATGAATAGTCCTATAATAAATACAACAAATAATCTTACATTAGGCGTTAGCGGAGATACAATACAAATACCTGGAAATTTAAATGTTACAGGAACAGTATCCAAAGCATCAGGTACGTTTAAAATAGACCATCCATTACCTGAAAAACAAGATACTCATTACTTGATTCATAGTTTTATCGAAGGTCCCCGTATGGATAATATTTACAGAGGACACATCCACCTTGAAAATGGCTTAGCTGAAATTAACTTAGATACCCAATTCAATATGACAGAAGGTACATTTGTCGCATTAAATCGCGACATCAGTGTATTCACCACAAATGAAGATGGTTGGGACAACGTACGTGGAAAAGTCATAGGGAACATATTAAAAATAGAATGTCAAAATACTGAATCTACCGCATTAATAAGTTATCTTGTCATTGGCGAACGCCAAGACAAACACGCAAAAGAAACCTATATTACAGATATTGATGGGCGGTTGATTACCGAACCTTTTAAGTAAGGGTATAAACTCATACTACATAATTGATGTTCATAATTTTACACTGAAATCATCCTTACCATATACAAACAAATATAGTATATGGTAAAGTATTTAGAAGTGTCTTATCTCTAATAAGTATAAGATGCCGAAGGTTAAGATTGATTATTCCAATACCATATTTTATAAGATTTTTTGTAAAGACCCTTCTGTAAAAGAACTTTATATAGGACATACTACTAACTTCGTCCAAAGGAAATACGCACACAAACAAAGCTGTATAAATACAAAATCGGTCAATTATAATTGTAAAGTATATAAGGTTATACGTGACAATATGGGATGGGATAACTGGACCATGGAAATTATTGCATTCCATAATTGCGAAGATTTGCATTCCGCGAAGAAACAAGAACAACAATATTTTGAAGAATACAATGCAACCCTAAACAGCATTGAACCTTTACCGCCACGAAAACCCAAAAAGGATGTTGTCATCAAACCACCGAAAGAAGTCTTTTATTGTTCTTCTTGTAGGGTATATTTTAATACACGTAAATCACAAGAAGAACATAATAAACGGACGAGGCATATTAAGTTGAGTGGTACGCCTATGAATATAATACACACTACCGGTTTATTAGTATCCAATAATACACAAAAAACTTTAAAATATAATTGTGACAAATGTCAATTCTATACCACTAACAAAAATGATTATAAACGACATATATCTACAGCTAAACATAAGATTAACAACGGAATACTCAATAAAACTCATTCTCATAATTGTGAAATATGTAACAAATCGTTCAATGACCGCTCTGGATTATGGCGACACAAGAAGAAATGCAATAATACATCAGATGACACACCCAATAATACTGCTACCGCAATTGATACTCAGACATTACTTATTGAAATAGTAAAACAGAATAATGAGTTCAAAGACCTTATTTTGGAAGAACGCCGTGAATTCCAACAAATTATAAAAGACTTGATAGGAAATAATAAAACTTCTAATTCTAATAGTAATTAAATAATTTTACGCTAAAAATGTATAAAAGTGCGAAAAAGAATTGACCCAAGAATTTGAAATTGGACATAAAATAAATGTCCAAAATGAAAATCCTCGCTGAGAAATTTAAAACGGGTTTTCTTAAAAGACGATTTAGACGTATATGCAGTTATTTGTGTATTTTTAGTAAAAATTCTATTACCATAAAAATTAAGTATTTATATGGTAAATGATTTAGGCATTATATCTATTAGTATATTAAGGAAAAAATGCCTAATCTACAAAATGAAAAAAATGCTAAAAAATATATATGTGACCGGTGTAACTTTATATGCAGTAAGTTTAGTAATTATAATACGCATCTAACTACACCTAAACATAAACGCCTAACTAATCCTACTAAAAAAATGCCATTCCCAACATATACGTGTGAGTGTGGAAAAGAATACAAACATATGTCTAGTTTATGTAAGCATAAAAAAACATGTACGTATATTGATGTTTGTGATACATCCGAAGATATACCCACAAATGAAGCCCAAACAAATGCTGCTACAATACTTGATAATCCGACATTGATAGTTGAATTACTGAAACAGAATCAAGAATTTAAGGACCTTATATTGGAAGAACGTCGTGAATTCCAACAAATTATAAAAGAAATGGCAGGCAATATGGGTAATAATACTGTAAATAACAATAATAACACGAACATAAACAGTAACAACAAATTCAACTTAAATGTTTTTCTGAACGAGAAATGCAAGAACGCAATGACATTAAAAGACTTTGTAAAATCCATCAATATATCCATACAGGATTTCATAGAAACAGGAGAACGTGGATTCATAGATGGCATTTCAAATATCATCGTAGAACGTATAAATGAAATGGAAATCCATGACCGTCCACTCCATTGTACGGATTTGAAACGCGAAACGGTATACATAAAAGATGACGACAAATGGGAAAAAGACGAAGACAAAGTCCAATTACGTAAGGCAGTTAAAGGAGTAGCTAACAAAAACGAAAGAATGCGTCCAATATGGTATGATTCAACGCCCGATGTGGGTATCATGGGAACCGAAAACTACGAAAAATTCTTCAAATATTCGGAATCATCACTTGGTGGATGTGGAAAAGAAGAAACCAGATTATTTGAGGATAAAGTAATGAAGAATGTTCTCAGAGAAGTAACAATTGATAAAACGAAGGCACTTGAATAAAAATATATGATTCGAAATATATTTTTATTAGTATACACTCAATGTTCGTGCACTTGAATCCGTAGCCTCAATATATCTCGGCATCCAAAAATAGGGTATAATATGACCCAATCCAGCATAATGTTCTTCAAAAATAGTTCTATAGTAAATTTGTTCGGCTGTTTGTGGAGGTAAATGTGTAAATAGAGAAGAATCGCTACCTAAATCAACTATTTTTCCCACATGTTCTTGGATAATTTGATATAATGACCGATTTTGTATAGAAACTCCATCACTGAAAGCCTCTTTGCGTCTCCATAACACGCTATCCGGTAAAAGTGCTTTATCTTCATATTTAGCATATTCTTCTTTGGAAAAAGCTTTTCGTATAAGGTATTTTTCTGGAAGTTTCTCATTTGTATGAAAACGAATGCGTGGTGATATAGATAAATAATACTCGGTCCATTCTCTGTCTAAGAAAGGTGTTCTGGGTTCTAACCCGTGTGATGAAATGGATTTGTCTGAGCGTAGAACATCAAATGTATGTATGTCTTTTAATAATCGCCTACATTCATTATCAAATTCAAATTCATCTGGAGCCCTTCCCATATACAAATACCCCCCCGACAGTTCATCTGACCCATCTCCATTAAAAATGACTTTAGCTTCACTATGTTTGGATATATATTTCCCAAGTAACCAATTACCTATACTTGCGCGTACCGTAGTAGTATCATAACTTTCAATCCCTTTAATGACTTCGGGTATAGCATTAATAAAATCAATTTCACTCAATATAACTTCGGTATGCTTTGTTCCCATATAATCAGCCACAATTTTCGCATGTTTTAAATCGTCGGAACCTTCAATCCCAATACTATATGTTTCAAGTGTAGGTAAGTTATTTTGGATGTGATAATTATTTACAAGAGCAGTAATTAAACTACTATCAAGACCCCCAGAAAGTAAACATGCGATAGGTCGTTCTGTGGCAGAGCATCGTTTATGTACTGCGTTAGTAAGATATTTACGAATATTAGAGAAAATAGTATTAGTATTCACATAATCAGTATACATGATACTATGAAACCCGTGTGAATGATACTGGTAGGATGATATAAATTTCCATGGTTTTTGAATTTCATATGGTAATTCATAATAAGAGAACGTTCCTGGTGGGAATTGTTCTATACTATAATCAGGATATTTAGAGGCATGTGTAGGGTCCATTGTTCGTTTATTACAATTAATATCTTTAATGTATTTATAAATATCATATAGTCCTTTGATTTCACTTGCGAATCCGTATAAGTGATTGTTAGATGATTTCAATCGCGATATGGGTTTCATTTGATATAACGGTCTAACTCCATATGGGTCTCTTGCGACCCACATTTTAGATAGCCCATTGAATTGGGTATCAATTAAGACAAATGAGAACACACCGTCTAACATACGCAAAGTATATTCTATACCATATTTTAAGTACATATGAATAATGACTTCACAATCCGAATCGGTGGTAGGCGAAACCTTCAAAGTTTCATATAATTCATTATAGTTGTAAATTTCCCCATTACATATGAGCGATATATTTTTAATACGAATAGGTTGATTCGATTGGACGTTTAATCCATTGATAGCCAATCTATGAAATCCTAACTGTGCGTTTATTGCGCAATATGATAATGATGAAAATTCTGGACCCCGTCCTTTACCATTTTCGAAACAAGATTGAATAATGGGTTGTGGTATATTATTATGATTGTTTAATAATGTAAAAATTCCGCACATATGAGTATACTAACAAAGTAACATAATCTTTATATGGTTGATATTATTTGATAACATAATGTATAGATGAGCGAATACATTGATAATACCCCCAAAAAGGAGAACAAGAAAGAAAGTAAGAATACCAATTTAGGAGAAACTGAAGTAAAAATGAATGCGATTAAACCCATAGATAGTAACCGTATATTTCAATCTGTAAATTTTACTGAGGTTGGTTTCCCTACTTCAATAACTACAAATGTTGATACAAATACATATGACGTGTTAGCAGATACGAAAGACGCGAATAACTCAGATGACTCTACTGATGATAAGGAATCAGATAACAGTGACAATGAGAGTATTGATATAGATGAGATAATATTTAAAGACCATATTAATATTGCTTTTGTCAGTACATTATCACTTGTAGGGTTATTTATTTTATTTAGAATGATTCAAAAGTCACGATAAAAAATGTCAAATATTGTAATTTGACATTTTGAACTCTCACATGTAGTTAGATAATTTACATCATAATTTTGTTTATTTTTTTACTTTTCTCTCTTGCATACGCATTTCACGCAACTCTCTTTTTTGGTTGGCTTTTTCCAGCTTTGCTTGTTCCTTGGTAGCCAACTTGTCCTTCTGTGCCTTTTCCTTGGCAGCCAACTTGTCCTTCTGTGCCTTTTCCTTGGCAGCCAACTTGTCCTTCTGTGCTTTTTCCTTGGCAGCCAACTTCTCCTTATGTGCCTTTTCTTTAGCAGCCAATTTGTCCGCGTGTGCCTTTTCTTTGGCAGCCAACTTGTCCTTCTGTGCCTTTTCCTTGGCAGCCAACTTGTCCTTCTGTGCCTTTTCCTTGGCAGCCAACTTGTCCTTCTGTGCCTTTTCCTTGGCAGCCAACTTGTCCTTCTTTTCTTGCTCGTTCAACTTGGTATATTTTGTAGCTAACATTTGTACTATAACTGCGAAGTCATATATAATTTGATCGCGCTCTTCAGTAAATTTTTTAGACGTACACCTTAAATTAGATAAAGTGCGAATTAACTTTGCAAAATCTGTTACATGAATGTTATCAGTCAACTCAGAATGACCTTCTATCGGACAATATTTCATACCCATATCAGATGTATTACTCAAACTCATTGTAAATGATGGAGTTTTTTGCGCGCGTCTAAGATTCGGATTGCCCGTACGAACCAGGTGAAATCCATAATAAACAGTATCCAGTGATACACGAACAATTTGGTGGATATAACGAGGCATTGCAATACCACCATGCACGTTAACATAACTATTTTCAACTAATTTATTAAATTTATTATAAACCCCATTTATAAATAGTTTAGTACGGGTATCTGGTGGCAACGATGTAAGATTTCGTTTAAGCTCATCGTTCCCTCGAGCAGAATTCAATTTATCGATAACATATTGTTTTCTCTCTTGTTTACTGAGAAATTTGGTTGCAATATGACGTTGAAGGTCATATGGTAAAGGTCTACGCCAACCGACTATTTTAGATTTCATATTAAATAATGTACGGAACAACTGTTCGTTAATAGTGATACTTCTAATCATATGTTAAATAAGTTTTCAATTTTTACATCTTGTTTGAAAATTGAAAGTACCGTCTGTACCGTTATTACACCAAAAATGTCAAACATCTGGATTCTACTTCTATTAGTTCTCACGATAACATTGCTAACAATGTTATTGTATGTATGTATACATATTGTAACAAGTACAAATACACCGACCGAAAATGATACTATCGCAACAGTAGATGAACCCCAAAATTCATTACATAGAACATCAAATGAAGATAGTGGTATTATCCATACTAATACTACTATTGAATTATAGCTTGTAGCGTTTATATATTTCTAATGCGACTAACCCACCAAAAATCTGCGCGAGACAGTAAGATACAATTTCATTTGTAGGAAATTTGTCTGCTGCGGACATCATAATTGTGACTGCAGGATTTACATGACCTCCCGAAATAGGACCAATCAACACAATAACAAGTGCTAACGCAGCACCAATCGCAATCGGATTGCCAGTAGCTAAAAAAACATATACAAAAAAGGTAGTTCCTAAGAATTCAGCTAAATAATTATACATTTTCGTGTCTTATAGTTTATCAAGTGAAAAAAAGTTACTTACGAGCCCCTTTTTTTACAGGTGCGACTGATCCACCCGAACGAACTCTACGTAGGGCACTATTACGCGAATTCTTGTCATCAGGGTTGGTGAAAGAGAACTGATTATTATTTGCGTTAAATGTCCCTTTTCCAACTGCGCCGGCACGACGTCTACGCATTACATCAGATGCGTCTCGGGATTCTCCCATCCATTTGTTTTCAGTAGGTATAACACTGGGTATTGTTTCAATGAATGTTTGACGGTCCATTTGAAATCGTCCCTCATTATTACTGGTAGAGTCTTTCAATGGCATAGCATTATCAGCAGTAAGAACCGCATTGTTATTATTTTGAATAGTCCATTTCATTCTATACATTTTTGTAAATTCTATACATTCACTATAGAATTTATTACAATAGGAAAATTAATGTGCCGAGTCGTTATAATTACGATTCATGGCTTGTTGTTTTCTAAAACGAATATAGTCAGAAGAATCAGGTACGAACTTAACGTTTGTAGATGATGCTGGAACATTACTACTGTCGCATGTAAATGTCATTTGTTTTGGACCTCCACACGAATAGTTCTTTCTACCTAAGAAATCACCTAAATTGTTTACTGCTCTAAATGGAGTAATGACTCTTTTTTCACCCTCGTATGTACCAGTGGCGTATGGAGTATTCCAAGAGCTACGTAATACTTTTCTGGCAATGGCACTTTCGCTATCTCTTTTAGAACTCACTGTTTGTTTTGATGAATGTCCGTTATAAGGACCTCCTAATACTGATGAACCGCTCATATTATTATTATTATAATATAGTCAAATATTTTGTTCTCATTAAATCCTCTAATATTGCCTAAAACTGATATTGTAGTTTTAGTAAAATCTATAAATATAGTAATGAGTGAAACCAAAAGTGAATACGACAAAGATTCATCAACAAACGATGATTATATAAATGATATTACAATGAATTTTTTAATGAATAAAAGCCAACATAAAAAATATATTTCAACGGAAGACCCAGCAAGATATGAACGAGAACAAAAGCATACACGTGCGTTAAAGAAACATAAAAATGAAATCATAGATTTAACAAGAAGATTACTATGCGAACCGGATACACAAATAACAACCGATGTAAATGAATCATTTAACGATTACACAAGAACATTACTTCGATACTTAAAAATGAAAGATATAGAGAACAAAGGATATGACAATAATTCTGACGAGGAAACATTGTTTGGTAATATAGATGAATCTGACGAAGAAGAAACCGATTATAAACGTGACCCCCAAAACGATATATCTTCATTTTGGGGTACAAAACTTATAAAAAAGTAGAAATTGTGTAAGTTGTCTAAATATTGTACGTCGAAAAATCTAATTAGAATGTATAATCAACATGTCAAAGAAATATAGGGAAAAAAGTAAAAGGAATAAAACTTTGAAGAAATTGTTAACAAAACCGAAGTATATCAATTGTAATCCGAATAATCATAGTAATACCGTAGTTCGCGGAAGTTGTTTACCGGAAGATGTATTACATATACTCAAAGACAAATATAATAAAAACAATCCATATAATCAAATAATATCTGAAAAGCCGAGAACAATATGGAAGGATTTAAAGAGAAGATTAAAAACATGTACGACCGAAGACTGTTGGTTAAATATAATAGATGACACGAATTATAATGAAAAACTAAGTCAATATTTATATGTTCCGCGTCCATTACAACCGCATAAATGGAAAACAAACAAAAACTATTGGTTAAGTAATCATGATATAGATAACGTACTTAAAGAATATGAGAAATCATATTCTATGTTCCGAGCAATACAAACTGCGAGTATAGATTTTGACGATTTGTGCTATATAGAGGATTTATGTAAATTAAAAAATAAGGAACAGATACAAGAGTATTTAAACTTAGGAAAAACAAAAATAGGTGTGGTATTTAATTTAGACAAGTTTCGTGAAGATGGTTCTCATTGGGTATCATTATTTATAGATTTACAAGAAGGATTTGTATTTTTCTTTGATAGTGTTGGGGATAAGATACCAAATGAAATAAAGAAATTAGTAGACCGTTTAAAAGAACATTGTAGAGAACTTGAAACGCCCATAGAATTAGAAGAATATGATAATTACAGAGTAGAACATCAAAAAGAGAATTCGGAATGTGGTATGTATTCGTTATTTTTCATAATTACCTTATTAACAGGGAAAATAAATAACATTCCAATTAAATCACCTGAAGAAAAAATAGACTTATTTAGAAAACCAAGAATACCAGATAACTATGTGAGTAAATTTCGTAAAATATATTTCAAAGTATAACAAAATATATGCATAATATAAATTAGAAAATGAATAATACCTCCGTAGAAAATACGAATGATGTAAAAATCACTACGAAAATATACCCAATGAGGTATAGAAACCGTAAAGGGTTTCAGGTAGGTAATATGAACATAAAATTTGATACAAAAAATGCGCCATTTACAAGTAGAGACCAAGTAGACCATTATTTAAATGAATTATTCTCCTATATTAAATGGGCTAGTACTAAAAAACATCCGAAAGATGAAACCGTTGAAGACATGAAAAAAAATATTCATGATTTTTTAAAAGCAAAAAAAATAGAGCATGTATTTTCTCCCAAAGTAATCATTGGAAAAGGCAAAAAACAAACCAAAAAGAGAAAGATAAAAGGAGGTAAATCTAAAACAAATAAGCGTAAAATGAAGGTACAAAAAGGGGGTGATATGGACGACGAAATAAAAAAGTACGTAAGTGACACAATAGAAATGGGACTTATCGACCAACTTGAAAGAGTATTACACATACATCCAGAATATGCTAACTACGCATTAGAAGAACTAAATAATACAAAAATGACAAAAACCAATGAAGCCGATATACAAGATATGAAAAACATAATCATAAGTATTATAGATAAAAATAAGAATAAAGATAACTAATTGAATAATATTTATTATCAGAATATTATTCAATGGCATTGTTCGTTCATCCAGAAAATCAAAGAATTCTATGGAATATTATCAATGGAAACCCATTTATTATTCGTTATTTCGAAGCAAAACCGCCGCAATCAAAGGAAACATGGTTTAAACAATCAATCGAGGATTTTTATACACGACTACAAGGGAAAACCATAGACCCAAATGATTTGAATAATTTAAATAAAGAGGCATTAACAAGTATGATTCAAAGCGTTCATTTACAAAATCCTCAATATACCGCTCATAATTCAAGTCAATATACACCTCCACAAGAACATGTCCCCGCCCCACAACAATATTCCACTACACAACAATACCCCAACACACATGAACCGATGAATATGATGACTCATTCGAATACTATTAATACACCTGGAATAGTAAACGAGAGTAAAGAAGATATATTTAATAAACAGTTTCAGATGCGTCAGCAGGAATATGATACTATGTTACAACGTAAAACCCCCAATGAAATCGATTTTCGCGAAACATCCAATGACGAAAATAAGGATATTAACGAATTATTGGAGCGTGAAAGAAGAGAACGAGAAGAATTGATGAAACCAATCCAACAGACAAATAAGTTAAGTATAGATTCCACTAATAGCAATAATATAACTTTGGAAGCGATAGAACTACAAGAATCTAAAGAAAAGAAATCTGTATCATGGAACACAGAAACATCCAAAGATAATTGGAGTGAATTAATTGAAGTTCAAAAGTCAGAAATGTACTCAATGCGTTTACATATTATAGAACTATCAAAACAATTAGAAGAAACGAAAACGCGTTTAATAAACATCGAAACTCAGTTACAAGAAAATAATCATAATAAGATTCCCACAAAAGAAGAAAATAAACCCCAACATCACATATCTAAATATGCGAATTTAGAAGAAACTCCGAAAAATAATAAAATAAACGATGAAACAGTTTTAGTAGAAGATGTAAATACTGATAGTGACTCATAAATAAAATCTATGTATTAGATATAGAATGACTGTTGGTTCAAGAGCTCAAGTATTCCACGGAACTGTCGACCAGACTACCGGAGGTTTAGAAAAAAAAGATTTAATGAAGAATAAGCACGGACGTATTGTGTCTCTTAAAAAGCACAAGACTGCCAAGAAGAATAACCGTCTTAAGAAGGCAGGTTACTTCACTAAGAAGGGTGAATTTGGTTCTTTCAAGAAGGAGGACAACAAGACTCGCAAGAACAAGTCTCGCAAGAACAAGAAATAAATATTTTTTAGACATATGATATTTGTATATCATATGAATTGAAATAGTATAAAGTGAAATGGATAATAATAAAAATAGATGGAATTATTTAAAAATACTCTTTTCATTAATTTAGACCATCGTCAAGACCGATTGGAACACGCAACCAACGAATTTAAGAAAATGATTATAAATGCTGAAAGGGTAGACGCAGTCAAAAAAGATATAGGGGCGATAGGTTGCACTATGAGTCACATAAAATGTTTGGAAATAGCAAAAAAAAGAGACTATGATTATGTATTTATCTGTGAAGATGATATTCATTTCAAAAATCCCGAATTATTGAAACAAAACATTACAAAATTCCATACAAACACAAAAATAAATTGGGATGTGTTAATCATTGGAGGGAATAATGCACGTCCATATCAAATAGTAGAGGATTATTGTTCTCGTGTATTTTATTGTCGTACTACAACCGGGTATATAGTCAAAAAGCACATGTATGACATATTGCTTGAGAATTTCAAGGAAAGTGTAGATAAACTAACCAAAGACTCATCAAAAGAATCTATTAAGAAACACGCTGTAGATATGTATTGGCAGAGGTTACAATATCAGCATTTTTGGTATATGATTACCCCTCCCACAGTAACACAATATACAAGTTATAGTGATATTGAGAATACTACCCGTGATACTGAGAACTTACTATTAGATATGAAAAAGGAATGGTGTATGCCACAACATCTGATTCCATCAAATCCCTAATGTTTGATTCTTAAAAAATTTGATAGTACTGATTTGTTTTTTTCTTCATATTCCATATTTTTTAGATTAGAAGAGTATTCTTTTTTCATCATTTTTTCACGGTATAATTGGTCGTTTTGTGCTAACATGCGTTCAGCCTCAGGTTTAGATAAAGGTGCGGTAGATTGTTGTCCTCGTTCTCGCATAAAATGGTCTACTGATGAATATTTCTTTACATTTTGATAATCACGTTCGCTCACTGAGAACACAGTTTCGTCTTTATGAACTTTTCGTAAATCGTCAAATTTTAATTTACTAAAAGGGTCACTTGTAACATAAACATCATCGTCATTGTCTTCATAAAAATTCGAAGTAGATGATTGATTTGATATAATGTTCTCAACGCCACGATATTTTACTAAACCCGTTTGTTGATCTTTAATAGAATTGAATATTTTTCCCATATTACTTGAATTGACCGTTTCATTAGTTGTATATGATGGGTCATCGTTTTTAAACCATTCATTTCTGCTTTCATCCACTTTGGTTGCCATGTTCTTTTCAAATAGGTCATTGAATTTATCTTGAAATTCTCGTTTTGACATTTCATTAATGACCGATGAAACTTTTTTGACAGTTCTATTATCATCTTCATTGTTTGTATGTGGGGTATATGCGGTATTGTTAGAACTGATTTTCTGATTTTGTTTATTTTGATTATCATGAAAACGAACTATAACATCGAATGCTTTTTTATAAAATAGAAAATATTTAGAGTCTAATTTTGATTTGTCTGGATGTGTCATTAGAACTACTTTCTTAGCACGTTTAAGGTCGTCATGTGAAATATTAAATGTCAAATCAAACAATCCAAGCAGTTCTTCTAATGAATACATATGGATATTTAGATTATGGTCTTTTATTGACATTGAATTACTATACTATATCTAATAATATTCTTTTATCTTTTTTACGAAATACGTATAGAAATAATGTCTGTAATGTTCATATAGAAAATATGACTTTACCTATTATTACTGAAATCAAATCTCGCGATGATTATATGGTTCTTATCAAATCTAATCCCGGTTTATTCATCGTTAAATTTGGAGCTGAATGGTGTGCTCCTTGTAAAAAAATAGAAAAGGAAGTATTCGAAAAATTTAATAATATGCCCGATAACGTTCAATGTGCGGTCGTTGATATTGATAATAATTTTGATGTATATGCATTCTTGAAAACAAAAAAAATGTTCGTAGGAATTCCTGCTATTTTGTGTTATCAAAAAGAGAATGATAGTTATATTCCAGATGAAATTCATAACAATTCGAATACAGATGAACTACATGATTTTTTTATACGTTGTGAGGAGTTACTTTGATTTTATTGCCGTCTATTAAATCATCGCATATTGATGTTAATTTAATGTTAGGATTTGTAATAT